GGTCCTGCTGTACGAATACGGCCGCAAGTGCGATGATGTGGACCTGTATGGTTCTCTGGCCAAGGAATTGGGCCGGGACCGCAAGGCCGTCAAGGGTGCGGTCATCGCCATGCTGTATGGGATGAACGATTACGTCCTGGGCAAGCACTTGGGACTGAAAGGCAAGGAACTCAAGGCCTTCCTGAAGTTGCTGCGGCTCCACTTCCGCACTGACAAGTTGCTGGAACGAGTCAAGGCGCAATTTGTCGGCACGGGCTACCTTGAAAACCGCTATGGGCGGCGGGTCCTGGTCGATGAGCCGCTCGACCACATCATGATCAACTACTATGCCCAATCGACCGGCGTTGATGTGACAATGCTGGGTTTTCTCCAGGTGATCGAGGCCTTGAAGGCCTCTGCACCGCGGTCGTGCCCCATCCTGCTGCTCCATGATGCCATGTTCCTCGACATGCACCTTGAAGAGCTGCCTGAAGTAGAGAAGATCACCAACGTCAGGGTTAAAGGGTACGTTCAGCACTTCCCGCTGCGGCTGGAGAACGTCTCTTGAACACACGTCTCTTGAACACACGTCGGAGGAAGGTTAGGATTATGCCATGTCGTTGACACCGGAAGTGATCGAGCAGAACTGGAAGAAGTTTCGCTCACTGTGTGAGAAGACGGGAGACCGCGGGCCTGCCGTCATGAAGATGCTCGATGAGCTGGAGGAGCGGTTGTGCCTGTGCCCGGCCTCATCAAAGCGGGAGTACCACGGCGCCTTTCCAGGCGGCCTGGTCGACCACAGCCTGCGGGTCCTGAACAACCTGGTCCGCCTCAACAACGCCTTCGAATGGAAGTTGCCCAAGCAGAGCATGATCGTGGCGGCACTGTTCCACGACATCGGCAAGGTAGGCCTCCCCGGCAAGGGCGATGAGAATAACTTCTACGTTCCCCAGACCGATTCCTGGCGGGCCGACAAGCTTGGTGAGGAGTACAAGTACAACGACGATATCACCTACCTGACGACACCCGATCGCAGCGTCTTCATGATGCAGCACTACGGCGTCCAGCTGACGGCGGATGAGTTCCTAGCCATCAAGTGCAACGATGGGTTCGTTCTCAATGAGAACAAGCCCTACTGCATCAAGTGCAGCCAGCTCGTCTACGGCGTGATGACGGCCGACTACATCAGCACGATGGAAGAGAAGGGCGTCAAGTACTGGCCTGCCGGCGAGTGACCTGAAGCCCAAAAAGTCCTACAAAAGGCCCCTGACGCTATATTTAGATCCATGGGCAAGCAATTGCTCGTGAGGTTTATTCGGGAAGTTCTGGAGGCGCGCCTCGCAAGGGTGCCGAACCAGCTTGTGTCGGACGATCGGCAAGAGGGATCAGGGCAAGAGGTTGAGGATGAACTTGATGAGTTCGCCGGAGTGGGTAGTATCGCGGGTTACACGGCGCCGTTGGGTATGGACCCAGACAGGCTTGGCCGAAAAAAGAACAAGTCCCGCAAGTGACGCCCAAACGAGCCGCTGCAGCGTAGATTGCAGTGGGGCGACGTTTACGCTCTGCGCTTGAACTTCAGAAGAGCTTGACGGTACGATCGGTGTACTGCACGGTTGCAGATCATCATCTATGCCGTGAGGAAAGAGGAAAGAGGATAAGGAAATGGCGGTAGATCTCGAAGCAATTCGCAAGCGCGTTCAGGAGCTCAATGGACAGCGCAGGAACTCGTCGGTCCAGTTGTGGAAGCCGGGCGCTGGCAAGTACAATGTCAGGGGCGTCCCCTGGAAGGCGGGCACCGCAGAAGGCATCCCCTTCGTTGAGCGCCGGTTCTATTACATCGGCAACAACCCGGGCATCCTGGCACCGTTCCAGTTCAACAAGCCCGACCCCATCAACGATCTGATCCGCAAGCTCTACAGCAGTGGCAAGCCGGATGACCGGTTGCTCGCCAAGAAGCTCGGATCGAAGATGCGCGCTTACCTGCCGGTCATCGTTCGTGGCCAGGAGGATAAGGGCGTCCAGGTCTGGTCGTTCGGCAAGATGGTGTACCAGCGCTTGCTGGACTTCTACACCAACACCGACGTCAACCCGGACCTGATCGACTGGCTCGATCCGCTTGAGGGCCTCGACCTCATCGTCACCATCGCACAGGCGCCGGGCAAGCAGTTCATGGACACTACGGTGGACCTGGGCCGCAAGCAGACCAAGCTGCACGGTGACCCCGAGCAGATGAAGAAGTGGGTCGATGGCGTGCCCAACATCGACGACATGTACCGCCAGAAGTCGCCGCAGGAGATCGAAAAGATCCTGAACGACTGGCTCGCAGGCGGTGGTGCCGAGGACGACAGCAACGGAAACGGCAGCGACGGCAGCTCACGCGGTGAGAAGCCGAAGGACGCGCTCGACCAGTTGGTCGACGAGGTCAAGGCCGAGGTCAAGTCCCCGGCAAAGGCCGAGCCCAAGGCGGAAGCCAAGGGCAAGCGCGGCAAGAAAGATGTCGATGTCGACGATCAACCGTCAGCCAAGAAGCAGTCTCTCGATGAGGCCTTCGAGGAGCTGATGGACGGCGACGAGTGAGGTAGACCATGGCGAAGGCGGCAAAGGCCGACTCTGCTGTTGAGACCAAGAAAGGGAAGGCGGATGAGGTCGATGATCTCACCGCCGACCTGATTTCTGCGATCAACAAAGAGTTCGGCATGAGGGTTGCGTACAATCTCGCAGAAGATGAAGCGCCCACTGAAGTCAAGCGATGGCTTGACACTGGGTCCATTCAACTCAACTATGCGATCAGAAATGCCGCCCAAGGAGGCTACCCTGAAGGGCGTATCATTGAGATTGCGGGGCCGCCTTCGATCGGCAAGTCACACCTAGCGTACCATGCCGCCTCTGTCGTCCAAAAGCTAGGCGGCATTGTGGTCTACGTGGACACCGAAAATGCTACTCCCATCGACAAGTTGCAGCAGATGGGCATTAACATTCACAAGGGCTTCATTTACTGTGACACCCACTGTACTGAAGAGGTCTTCCAGATCGTCGAAAGCCTGATCCTGAAGGCAAAGGGAGCGATCGCGAAGGGAAAAGACAAGCCGTTCATGGTCGTTTGGGACAGCGTCGCCGCTTCGTCCCCTAAGGCAGAGCTAGAGGGCGACTACGACACTAACACCGTCGGTCTCCAGGCTCGAACCATCAGCAAGGGCATGCGCAAGATCACTGGTGTCATTGGCCAGAATAACGTCACCTTCTTGTGCCTCAACCAGCTGCGCGATGCCATCGGTGTCATGCACGGTGATCCTTCTACAACGCCGGGCGGCAAGGCCATTCCGTTCCATGCATCCGTCCGCGTTAGGTTGTCTTCGGGCACCCAAGTCAAGGATGCAAAGGGCAACGTCATCGGCATCCACGTCATCATGACGTTGAAGAAGAACAAGGTGGGACCGCCCTTTCGCAAGTATGAGTTCGACATCATCTTTGGCAAGGGCATCGTTGAACACGAGTACATCTTCGACGAGGTTCGCGCCTACTGTGCCGAGAACAAGGTGACAGCCGAGCTTGAACTCAATCCGAAGGACGGTAAGAAGTTGGTCGACGTCAGCATCTCGGGCACCAGCGGCTGGAAGGCCCTGACCGTCAGCGATGCGAAGACGGGCGAGGTCCTGCTCGAGAAGAAGTTCACCAAGACCCAATTTGAGGAGATTGCAAACGATCCACAATACAAGCAGTACGTTGACAAGTGCATCGAGGCAGCGTACACGATTACGGCCGGAGACAAGGTGGGCGAAGGGGAATCGCCCACCGATGATGACCATGACCCGGAACTGGCAGATAACTGATGATGACGCCCTACATCGTGGTCAAGCTGAAGAAGGTGCAGCCTGACGTGCCCGATCCTGTCTACGGGACCAAAGGTTCTGCAGGCTGTGATGTCCATGCCAACGAGGACGTGGACATCCCCAAGGGCGAGCGCCGTCTCATCAAGACGGGCCTCTTGATGGAGATTCCCCACGGATACGAGTGTCAGATCCGTCCACGATCGGGTCTGGCACTGAAGAACGGCGTCGTCGTCTTCAACACGCCCAGCACCATCGACAGCGACTATCGGGGCGAGGTGGGAGTGTTGCTGGTCAACACGTCCAAGACGAAGTTCCAGGTCACCCGTGGCATGCGGATCGCCCAACTGGTCTTTGCACCAGTGACAGTGGCCAAGTTCGAAACCGTCGACGAGCTGGGCGACAGCGCTCGCGGCACGGGGGGCTGGGGTTCTACCGGCGTGAAGTGATGGACGCTAAAGTCCAATGGAAAGTGTCTCCCAAGGTGGAGACGTTGGTTGACAAGATCGTCGAGTGCCGGCAGGGGCTGATTGCCTGCGTCAAGGAACGTAACCCCTACAACCGGCACCTGAAGACGGTGTCCTGTGATGTCTACGCCTCACCCAAATTGGTCGAGCTGCTGAGCCTCAGTAGCCTGTGGAAGCCTTGCGCTGAAAAGTCTGAGGGCGGCGAGGAGGAAGACGACCGACGCAAGAGCAAGGTGACCCACGAGCTGGTTGCTGACTTCGAGCTGTTTAAGCTGAGTCGCGACCAGCTCATTGGCGATGAGGTGGTTCGCCTCGTCATGACCTTCGACACCAGCGAGAGTTCATCTGAGACGTTCTATGGGAACGTGGAGTTGCTATCATGAGTGATCTTGTCAAAACAGCGGCACCAGGCAGCCTGTCAGGCGTTGTGGAACTGATGACCCTGGTGACGAGGCGGTTTCCGCCGTTGAAGGGCCATGCCCACCAGCTGATCATGGAGAAGGGAAGGCTGCAGCTGAACCTGGTCAACATAGCTCCGTGCTGGAAGATCACCTTCAGTGAAGAAGACCTGCAGAAACAGCCCATCCAGCTGTTTGCCCAGATCGTCAAGCTGATGACACAGAAGGAAAACCCGACTCCGGCGGCCTGAACTCCCGTCCTGTTCTGGGTTACCATGTAGCCCATGTCAACCCCGCGTCCGGTCCTGATCGTCGACGCGATGAACCTGTTCATTCGTAGCTACAGCGCGTACCCGACGATGTCGTCACATGGGTACCAGATGGGCGGAGCCATCGGCTTCCTGAAGACGCTGCGACGGATAGTGTTTGAGTCGCAGCCTAAGGCGGTCTACATCTGTTGGGAAGGCGGTGGCAGCAGCCGTCGCCGGAAGCTGTACAGCGAGTACAAGCTGAACCGCAAGCCCGAGAAGTTGAACCGCTTCTATGAGGACGACATCCCCGACACCGAGGAGAACCGGAAGCACCAACTTATCGCTTTGACGCACATGACAAGGTGCGTGCCGGCCTGTCAGTTGTACGTCTCGGACTGCGAAGGAGACGACCTAGTCGCATACCTATGCCGCGGACCGATGAGGGCTGAAGACAAGATCGTCGTCTCTTCGGACAAGGACCTCTACCAACTCCTCGATGACAAGACGAGGATCTACAGCCTCCACAAGAAAACGTTCCTGACCAAGGAAACGGTGATCGAGGAGTTCAGGGTCCAGTCCAAACACTTTGCCCTTGCCAAGGCACTGTGCGGCGACTCAGGGGACAACGTCCCAGGCATCAAGGGCGTCGGCTTCAAGACGGTGTCCAAGCTGTTCCCGATGCTGGGTCTAGAGGACAATGTCCTGCTTCAGGATGTCATTGACTATGCCCACACTCACCAGGACGAGTCGACCAAGTACGAGCGCATTGTGGAGCAACAGGAAGACATCAGGCGCAACTGGCGCTTGGTGTATCTGGACGGCAGTATGCTGAGCCCGCTCCAACAGACCCAGGTCGATCAGCGCATTCAGAACTTCGTTCCCAGGGCGGATAGAGTTGGCTTGGTGAAGCAGCTCATCAAAGAGGGGGTGGGAGACTTCGACATAGAGGACTTCTTCTATCCTTTCATCTGCATTGAGAACCTTCAACATAAGACCGGAGAAGCTTGATGACTGAAGAGCGGGCAACAAGCGCAGCCTCACCGCGCGCAACGTTTGGAGAATACGGCAAGAGCTTCCAGGAGAAGATCATGCAGGCGCTGCTGACGGACCGTCAGTGGGCCGAGCAGATGATGGAGGTCTTTGACGTCTCGTACTTTGAGCTCCGCTACCTGCAGTTTCTGGCAGAGCGGTACTTTGCCCACGCCAAGAAGTACCACGTTTTTCCGTCGCTCCAACTCCTGGTCACCATCATCCGTGACGAGCTGAAGGTTGGCACTGATGCTATTCTGCGTGATCAGATCATCGACTACTTGCAGCGGATGCGCGCCAACCCAGAGTCAGGCGACCTGCAGTTCGTCAAGGACAAGTCCTTGGACTTCTGCCGGAAGCAGGCACTACGGCAGGAGCTGATGGTCGCTGCAGAGCGCATTGGCGATGGCAAGTATGAGGAGATCGTCGAGGGCATCAAGAAGGCGGTCTGCGTCGGCACCACACCTGCCCTGGGCCATGACTTCTTCCAGGACTATGAAGCACGGTTTACTCGCCTTCAACGTAACGCGGTGGCCACCGGTTTGGATGAGATTGACCGCAAGGACATCCTCAATGGTGGCCTTGGTGGCGGCGAAATTGGTGTCATTGTGGCCCCCACTGGCGTCGGTAAGAGCCACTTTCTGGTGATGCTGGGCTGCAATGCCCTCCGCAATGGGATCGACGTCCTCCACTACACTTTCGAGCTGTCAGAGGCAGCGACGGGCCTGCGGTATGACTCCAACCTTTGTGACATTGACAGCAACCTGGTCATCGACAACAAGGACAACGTTCTAGAGGCCTACAAGCAGCAGAAGCTGGGCCGGCTGATGATCAAGGAGTTCGGTCCCAACTCCTGCAGTGTCTACACCATCCGGGCCCACATGGAGCGCCTGGACCTGAGGGGTTTCCGGCCCGGCCTGGTCATCATCGACTATGCTGACATCATGAAGTCGTCCCGAGCCTACGACTCTCTGCGGCACGAGTTGAAACTCATCTACGAGGAGTTGCGGGGTCTGGCCAATGAGAAGAAGATCCCGTTCTGGACGGCGTCGCAGTCCAACCGTGAGGGGTCCAACAGCGAGGTCGTCGACCTGACCAACATGAGCGAGGCCTACGGCAAGGCCATGGTCGCTGACGTGGTCCTAAGCATCAGCAGGAAGAGCACAGAAAAATCAGCGGGCACTGGCAGGCTGTACATTGCCAAGAACCGCGCGGGCCGTGATGGATTGGTCTACCCAGTTGTCATTGACACGGCCCGGAGCAAGTTTGGCATCTCAGGCAAGGTCGCGGGCCTCGATGAGACGCTGAAGAGTGATGAGGCCGACATGAAGAAGGCCCTTCAGGCCAAATGGCGTGAGGTCAAGAATGAAGGCCTCTTCAACAAGCAGCCCGACGGCGATGCGTCGGCCCAATGACGGAATAGTTATGGGCTGCTCAGCACTTCTCGAGCTCGGCGCCAGCTCGACCTCTGAAACATAACTTGGTCACCCAGGAGAGGGCGAACTTGACGACGACGTACACTTACGACGAGGTGCGCAGCGCCTCCGTCTCATACTTTGCGGGAGATGAGCTAGCTGCCGATGTTTTTGCCGGCAAGTACGCTCTGCGCGACAACCGGGGCAACATCTACGAGCGGACGCCCAGTGACATGCACCGGCGTCTGGCACGGGAGTTTGCGCGGATTGAGGCGAAGTACCCCAACCCGATGTCCGAAGACGAGATCTACGAGCTGTTCTCGTCGTGGGAAGTGGTGCCGCAAGGCAGCCCGATGTCGGCCATTGGCAACCCTCACCAGTTTCAGTCGTTGTCCAATTGCTTTGTCATTGAGTCACCCCATGATTCATATGGCGGCATCCTGAAGACGGACCAGGAACAGGCCCAGATCATGAAGCGCCGCGGCGGCGTGGGCTTCGACATCTCGACCATTCGTCCTAGGGGAGTCGAGACGGCCAATGCGGCCCGGACCACCGATGGCCTTGGCGTCTTCATGGAGCGCTTCAGCAACACCTGCCGTGAGGTCGCCCAAGGTGGTCGCCGCGGTGCTCTGATGCTGACAGTCAGCGTCCACCATCCCGAGATCAGGACCTTCATCAATATCAAGCGTGACAAGAAGAAGGTCACCGGCGCCAACATCTCCATTCGCCTCACCGACGAGTTCATGAACAACGTCGTTAGGGGTGAACAGGCCCACCTGAGGTTTCCCGTAGAGAAGGGCGACAAACATACCATCGAGGAGTACGTCGACGCCCGTCAGTTGTGGCACGAGATCATCGAGGCCGCTTGGGAGTCAGCAGAACCGGGTTTGCTGTTTTGGGACACCGTCAAGGCTCGCGGTCCGGCCGACGCCTACGAAAAGTTCGGCTACGGTTCCACCAGCACTAACCCGTGCGGTGAGATCACGCTGTCTCCCTACGACTCGTGTCGTCTGTTGCTGGTCAACATCAGCAAGTTCGTCGTTAACCCATTTGGGAAGAAGGCGAAGTTCGACTTTGAACGCTTCAACACCGTCGTCAAAAAGGCACAGCGCCTGATGGATGACCTGGTCGACCTGGAACTGGAGGCGGTTGATCGCATCCTCGACAAGATCCGCCGTGACCCGGAACCCACGGACGTCAAACGGCCTGAGACCGAGCTATGGATGAAGATCCGCAACGCTGCGGTCAACGGACGCCGGACGGGCCTGGGCGTCACTGCCTTGGGCGATGCGCTGGCATTTCTCAATGTCAAGTACGGGTCTGACGAGTCCGTTAAAGCAGCAGAAGACATCTATCGCGGCCTGGCGCTGGGCGCCTACCGGTCCACAGTCGAAATGGCTCGTGACCGAGGCGCCTTCCCAGTTTTCTCCCACGAGGTTGAGGAGGGTCATCCCTTCATCGAACAGGTGATGGCAGAGGACGCGGAGCTGCGTGAGCAGTACAAGCGGCACGGTCGCCGCAACATCGCGCTGACCACGACGGCACCCGCCGGTTCTGTGTCCATTTTGACGCAGACAACGTCCGGCTGTGAGCCCGCCTTCCTGCTCAGCTACAAGCGCCGCAAGAAGATCAACCCGAACGACGACCAAGCCCGCGTCGACTTCACCGATGCATTGGGTGATCGCTGGCAGGAGTATACCGTCTACCACCACGGCTTCAAGAAGTGGATGGACGTATCGGGCCAGTCTGATGTCGAGAAGTCGCCCTATGCTGGCGCGACCAGCAATGACATCGACTGGGTCAAGAAGATTGACGTCCAAGCAGCGGCCCAAAAGTGGATCTGCCATTCAATCTCCAACACCACCAACATTCCGAAGGACACTTCAATCGAGGTCGTCAAGCAGATCTACATGCGAGGTTGGGAGACGGGTTGCAAGGGCGTCACCATCTACCGTGACGGTTCCCGGGACGGCGTCCTGGTCACTGAGGCTCCCAAGGTCCCATCGGGCTCCCTCCAGCCCATCCAGGTCGTTGAGACACATGCCCCTAAGCGGCCCAAGGAACTGGAGTGCGACGTTCACCGTGTGACGGTCAAGGGCGAGCAGTACCTGG